AGCCAGTACCAAGCATCGTATTCGCAGTCATACCAGCAATAGCAGCCAGCATCATGGTCAAACTCGTACTCTTCACCTTCTTCAAAGCAATTAGAAAAGGCTTCGAAGTCGCTATCTTCATCATCTTCAACTTCTTCAATGTCAGTGTTACCCATCATTTGGGCAGCTCGCAAAAACTTCAGAATAGACTCAGTGGAGTACTCAAAAGAGCCCCCATCGGCAAAGTCAACAGATACAGTAAAGATCATTTTTAACTCCAAAAAAAATTGTTGCAGCACCGTGCTGCAAGGCATCCTACCATGGCCTTTGTGACAATTTTTAGACGTAAAAAGGGCCCCCGAAGGGGGCCCTTTAAGCTAGGGTTTTACCTAGATCAGGTCGAACCAGACGAGCCATAAATGCCGCGAGGATCGCTCCAGCCGAAGCTGTAACGCTCACGTGCCTTGTACCGCACGTTGCCGGTATCAAAATCACCTTCGAAGGCGGTCTTGATGGGCGAACGCTGGAACATCTTCAGGCCGTTGGGCGCATCGGTCATGATGAACCATGCGTTGGTGTCGGTCAAGAAGTGGTTCACGGCATAGCCTTCAGGAATCAAGCCCATCGATTTGATGGCATTGATGTCGTTGTCGGCTGTAGCAGTGCGCAGAGTGGACTTCATCAGGCGCTCGGCAGTGAATTGAAGTTCTTTCGGAACAATCATCTTCTTGCCCATGACCGCAATCTTCAAACCACGCTCGTCGATGAAGCTTGCAATGTCAATCAGACCTTGCTCCAAAGACGTTTCGTTCAGGTCAGCCTGAGTCGAAGGCGTATTGGCGAAGTTCTGTGCCAGTGCAGTCGGGTGGCTCAAGTTGCAGAGAGAAACGCCGTCACCACCGACATAGTTGCCGCCGGTAAATGCGTTGTTCAGCACAGAAGCGGCCTTGACCTGCTTGGTGTGGGACATCGAACGAGCCAGTGCCTTGGTGTAGCGGCCAGAGAGGCGGTCGTAGAGGTTGTCCTCGACAGCTTCTTCGGTCAATGCAAACGCCATTGCAATGGTTTCGTGCGTATAACGAGCCGTGAACGATTCGTTCGCGGTGTCATATTGCACACCAGCGCCCTCAGTCTTAGTGGGGGCAGAACCAAAGCCAGTCAGCATCACCTCTTCTTCAAACGCACGGTCGGAGCTTTCGATTTCGAAAATCTCTTCGTGTTCGTTTTCGTAGCGGTTGTACTCCATGCCAAACAAGGCATTGAGACCGGGCTCGAGTTCTTTTACGAGTTGTGAACGTGTAATTGCCATGATTATGCTCCGTCAGCAGCAACGCCAACACTTCCGTATTGATGTTGATTAAGTTTCACAACCACCTGTGCGTAAGTACCAGCGGCATTCGTCGGGGTATCGTAGAAACCTACGATCTTGAACGTCAATGCAGCGGTCTTTGCAATGGAGGACGATCCGAGGCTACCGTTGGAGATACCGGTATAGGTACTGCCGGTGGTAGAAGCGGTGGGGTCAGCGTTTTTGCCGATGTTGGCTTGAGTAACCGAACCGTCTGCTTGAACAATAAACAGTTGGTTGGGGTCATCCAGCACTTCGCAAACGATGCTGCCGATGTTGGGGGTAACACTACCGGGGTAGTAGTTTTTCCAAGTCGGTTTGTCTGCGCGGGTGGGGTCGTTGTACTGACAACCGTTAAATACACCGGTAGGTGCATTATGGGTAGAAGCGTCGTACTTGATGATATAGCCGTCGTAAACGACTACGAGATCGCCCTGATAAATGGCCGTGCCATATCCGCTTGCAATCAGATAGCCGTACTGCTTTTGTGCGCCAGTGGCTGAAAGATTACCAAGAGGACGCAGACCAAAAGGCTTATTCACATTTGCCATTTGTAGCTCCTAAAAGATTAAAGATCCGAATTAACGGTTCCCAAAAGTTGTCTTAGAACTTCTTTCGGGGGACTGGATACGCATTGTAGAGTGAGCGTTTTCTCGCATCATCTCATTGTCCACTGCCGACAACTGGTCCCGGGCTTTCTGGCGGAAATAAGCATTACGTTCTTCCGCAGTTTCCTTTGGAATTTTTGCAAGCATGAGACCGCCCGTTGAAACTACTCCGGCATGTTTCCCATCATCAATGGTAGGAAGCATTCCTTGGTAATCTTCTGGCAATTCTTCCATTCGCACAAGCTCATAACCCTCGCGAATGCTGCTGTACACGTTTTGCTTATCGACGAATCCATTGACTTCTGCACGAATCCAACGGTATCCGTATCCTTCAGGGGGCGGTGGGGTATCTAAGCGCGAAGGAGCGGTCCAAGGCTTGCGACGAGTTTCCTTTTCGCGGGATCCGCGAGGGGCTCTATCGATAGTGATTTCATCTTTGCTCATGGTCATTCCTTTACGTATTTAGCGTATTCCTCGAGAGGAACACCCAGCTTCTTTGCAATAGCAACCTGACTCGGCGAAAGCCGGACAGTACGGCGCGCACTAGTATTTAATCCCGAACTACGGGAAGCAGGTGCAACAGCAGGCGCGGAACGCTGTTGTCTGGGTTGGTCTTGGAAACGTCGAGGAAATTCATCCCGAAGTCGCCGGTCAAGCTCAGTATAGTACTCCTCGGAGTTAGGGTCAACGCCCTCCTGCTCCACAAGGGTCTGGTGAATACCCCAAGCTCCGTATGTCAGCATCCGGTCCTGCCCAAACCAAGGGTTACGAGCAGCCCACTCCTCTGCTTTGGGGCTGGGAACCGGTTTTTGGGGAGGCGCATCCTGCGGAACATACTGCTGAACAGGCTGTTGCTGCATTTGCTGAATCTGCTGGCTTTGGGATTGCAGCCATCCGGCAACTTGACGCTGCTCCATGGTCAGGTCGGTCAGGCGTTGGACCGCTTCGGTCTCAGTATCCACATCGCCCTCTTCCCGGGCCTTGCGGATAATGGCTTTGAGCGTTTCCTGCTGGGTATCCAAGCGGTTTTTGGCTTCGCTCAGACGGCTGTAGTCCGTATTGACAAGGCTCTGCTGCAAACTGTGTTTCTCAGTCTGCAAACCACGGGCAAACTCAATTGCCGCCTGCTCGCGGCGCTCTGCTTCGCGCATCCGTGCAGTGAGTTTGGAAATACGTTTCTGGACGTTATCGCTCACCTCATCCAATTCGTTTTTGGGCTCTTGCGAAGACTCCGCAGGCGTAAGAGAAGGCGAATCTTCTTGGGGTGGATCCTCAACTGCAATGTCTGTGGCTACTTCACCTTCACCCAGATCAAATTCCAGTTGGTTGTCGTTCATAAATTGACGTGGCATGGCAGTTCCTTACATGTGGAGAATGTCGTTGGGGTCATTGATGGTCGCCAAAATCTCGTCATCGTTCAAAATGCGAATTTCGCCGCCTTCAATGTTCATCCGGGCCCCTGCGTAGCGACCAAAAATGATCCAGTCGCCTTCTTTGCACCATGGGCCATCCGGGAATTTTCCTGTGTCAGCATATGCAAGCGGGCCAACTGACAAAACGTACGCGCAAGTGGTTGTCAATTGCTGTCGTTCCTTAGTTTGCTCGGCCAACAAAATGCCGCCTTTGGTTTCCCCAACTCCGCGATAAGGAAGAACCACAATACGCCAGCCGGTGGGCTTCGGTAAGTGATCTTTGATGGTTTTGACCTGTTCCTGATGCCCCGCTTGAGCAGCAAGTTCAGCAGCAGCCCTTGCGGCTGCTTCTTTGGCTTCGGCCTCTGCTTTTTCAGCAAATTCCTGTGCCCATTTTATTTCCAATGGAGTTTCAATCATCTACGGGTCCTCAAAGGTTAGGGTTTTTGTCAAGAAGCTCTTGCACAGCATCCTCAACAAACTTAAACCCCTCCAACCGGCCCATCATGAACTTGTACTGCTCCATATTTTGTATCCGGCCGCTCAGAACCATGTCGTTCGACTCGCGTTGGAGTCTCCTGATCTGATTAAAAACGGCTTCTGCAAATTCCAGCATGGATTTCTCCTATGAAAGCAGACAGTTAGGCCCCTGTCTGAAGGGTTTGTGCGTACTATATATCAAATTACGCTAGTTTTACCTTGTTAAAAGCGTCTTTTCGATATACATACCGTATATCAGGCTTACCAGACGGTACTTTTGCCTCTTTTTTAGGCACTTTAACGGGTTTTTGCTGGGGCTTGGGTTTGTTTTGCATTTTGCACTCCTAGTTGCTGCTGTTTCAAGGCCAAATTGGCTTGGTCGAATTGCACATCTGCCTGTTCTTTCTGCTGTGCAAGCTGCACTTTGGCCTGATCAAGCTGTTGTTTGGCTTGGTCGCTTGTCGCATTCTGCTGAAGCTCCTGCTTCTTCAGGTCAACCAACGGGTCAGACTGCGGGCCTGCCAATTCTTCCTGCTTTTTCTTCACCTCTTGGAAATATTGCACCACCTTTACCGCAATCATGCCTTCGCGTTGCAGCGGAGATACTACTTTGTCTGGGTCAGTGCCGTACAGGCGGAACAATTCCGCCTCAACATCCTCTTCCGCCTTGACCGTGATGTGGTCAAAGATGTGCTTTTGAAGATTGACGGCCACATTGGGCATGCTTTGAAGCAGCGGAGACATGCCAAACATCAGGTGAGTCATGATGTGCGCATCATGCTGCTGCCCAGCAAATGCTTTGAGCGGGGAACCATCCAACGCTTGGGCATTTTCGCTGGCCGGATCTTTGGGCTTGTCCACATTCTGGCTGTTCAACAAGGAGTCAATGTCCCGCACGCCAATCGCCTCGTACATGCGACGGTACGACTCATACATGTTGTGCATTTGCGGGGCGCTCTGAGCCAGTTGTAGCTGCGTTTGCGCCATGGTGATGCGCTGGGCCACCGAGAAGATGTTGGGGTCCGATACGGGCAGCACATCAACGCGATCATCAAAGTCCGAACGCTTGATGCTGCGCGACTCACCGGGCACATCGTACGGGTACTCGTCCGGCAAGTATTCCGCAAAACCCGCCGCCAACAATTGGAACTCCAGCTTCTGGCTGTAGTGCAGGCGTTTGTGGATGGAAGACATGACCGTGCTGCCTTTTTCCAGCAAAGCAATCGTGGTGCCCACCGCCGCATTCTGGTTGCTGTCGCCGACCTGCATGTCGCTGATGGATGCCAAGCGTTGGCCTGCCTCCACGCAGAATCCAAGCAATTGGTACAGGGTCTGGCTGGGCTCTTTGTACGGCAGTGGCAACAGCGACGAGGTCAACTCTGCCCCGCCTGCATCCATGTCACGGAATTCACCCGGCTGCAATGGCACGTCATCGTTCATGATGCGTGCGCCCTTGGCCTTGAAGCCCGCTGGCAGGTTGGAGAAGGTGCCTGCGTCTACCAGTTGCTGCAACGCGGAGGTGGCCGTCTTGGACAGGCCACCAACCAAATGCAAGAAGCCAAGGCCGTACGCCCCGGGCCCTTGGACCAGCAGGTAGTGAACGTAGTACTGGCAACGCTGGTGGCTCTTGTCCCCCTCTTTCCAGTTGCGGCGGATGCCCACCACGCTGTTTGACACCTCATCCATCGTGATGATGTATGGCAACTGAATACCGGTAGGCTCTCCATTCTCATCTTTGTCTTCAAACCCGGGCAGGTCGTAGTCCACTTGAAACTCAAGCAGCGTGACTTCTTCCTGATCAGGCGTAGGCTGAATGCCTACGGTCTTGTCTACAGCCTTGCGGATGATGCTGGGGCTGTCGTTGGACATGGACGATGGCTCTGCCGTATCCAAGTACTGACCACGGACCACGGCCTTGCGGTAGGCATTGCTGGACATCGAAACACTGTGCGTGATGCGCTCGCATTCGCTCATGACTGACGATCCGTTGTACGGGATGTACAGGTCATCGGCCAACACCAACTTGCTCACCATGCGGCCCTTGTCTTCGTCGTAGTAGACCTTCTTGAAGGTCGATCCGCCGTAGCCGGTGTAGAACAAAAGCTGGTCAAACTCAGGCGTGTACTCTTCCATCACCGA